GTGTCTCGCGGGCGCGAGCGCCCGCGTCCGACGACGAAACACCTGATTTTTCCACGGCGCAAACGGTGTGGAACGATCCGCGAGGGCAAGATGCCCTCGCCACACGCGGGCGAGACGCCCGCGTCACGTTACATGCGTTTGCCCTGGCGATGCCGCAAACTACGCCCGATTGCCCAACGTTCGAACCGGATGGCCCCACGCCGACGAAGACGACGGGACGTGGTTCGATCATGGTAAAAACTACGCCCGGGAGGATTCGAACCTCCGACCTGCGGTTTAGGAATCTTTTTTAGTGGTTTTTCACTAGGCCATTAAAATGCGGGCAGCACCTGAAAACATTGGTCAAAATGCACTTTTGAAAATGCAAGCAAAATACCTAACAAGTCTATAAAATATCATGGATTAGGTGTAATGGTGTAGAAGCTACATCCCGCGTAGCAAAGGCTACATTTGGCGTAGCCTAAACAGAATCGCCTAAAGGTTTCCGGTCAATTTGGGCATCCAGCCCAACTTCTGTTTGATTGTCGCCGCCCGCGTGCGGATGGTTTCTATGCGGACGCCGAAGGCTTCCGACAGCTCCCGATTCGACACGCCATCCACGCCGCATGGGAACCGACCGTCGTTGTTAACCGCGTAGACCAGGCCGCCTACCCAGCCGCGAAGGTCGCCTCGGTATGTCGCGTCGGTTTCCAGCAACTCCATCAGCACTCCAAACGTCCGAGCCCGGAGGTCGTCGTTTGGGTACTTGGCGAAAAACACCTCGATGATAGACTGGAAGTCTGCGAAATCGGGCTTGTTGTTTTGCGTTGTCATGGCTTATCCTTGTCTGGCACGTGGTGCCTTGCGTACGTATGGTTCGACCCAGCGGCCGTCCTTCCGGTAGTATCCCTTCACCCAGATCGTGCCGGCGGGCATGGAGGCGACGACGGGAGGTGCTTCGGCGGCGGGGCGGGACGCCGCGGCGACCTTCGGTTTCGTTGCTGATTTGGACGTGGCTATCTTGTCCTTCGCTGGCCTGGTGACCTCTGTCGGCGAGGGCTTGGCCGTCTGGACCGCCCGGTGAGGCAGGGGGCATTCTTCCAGCCGCAGCGACAGGTACGCAGCCGCCATAAACAGGCAGCAGACGAACATGGTCCAGTACGGCCAGTCGCGTTTGATTGATCGGGGAATTTTCATGGATTATTTCTGGTGGGCGGACGCGATGATCCGAAGGTATTTCAGGATCGACCGAAGGGCAACCATCGGGAAAATTATGGCTATCACGGCCACAACAACAACGATGAGCGCCAAGCCCTTTCCGTGTCCATATGGGCCTGCTTCAGGGCCATCAAGAATACGAAAAGCAACAAGGCCCCCCACGCCACCTACCAACGTGATTAACACAGAGCAGACCGACTCGGCCATGCAGGGCTTTATCGGATTGGATTTCTTGTCAATCGTGTCTGTTATTGGTGCGTCTTCATCAAACGTTTCACCGCATTTCGGGCATGTCTTGTCATCCTTGCCAACCCTTGCATTGCATTCCGTACAAAACATATCTTTCACCAATTCATAGTTCAGAATTCTGGACAGGAGCCCACGGTTTTTCTTTTCATCATCTGGGGAATTCGCGGGGAAATGGTCGGTCATGGAGCGATTCCTTTTTCTACTTGAAAGGCTTGAACGGCGGCGGGTTGGATTCGTCCATCGCCTTCCTGCTTAATCGAATCATTTCTGCGGCCTGCTCGCTTTCGCGGTCGGATTCGTCGGAAGCATATTGGTCATCGACATTACGCTCGACGGCCTGAAGCATCCAGTAATGGTCGTCTTCGCCTTCCGCGTCGATTCCGGCGAATGACTCGATTCCGAGGCTGGTCGCGGCCACCTGGATACACGACCAGTTTGGCGCGTCGTCGTCAGCACTCCACGCTTTTTTAAGTTCAGACACACGGTGAGGCACGCCGTCTTGCAACTTGCACGAGAGCCATGCCGTAGCTTCACAGTGATCTACCGGTCGCGTTTCCCAGTCGTTAACGCCTTTGGTTTTCGGTTTTTCTGAGTTGCACATTGGTGGCTCCTATGGGTTAATTTAGTTTGTGTTACAGAAACCACTTATTAAGTACCAGTGTTACTATCCATCCGACTACAGCGGCAAGAAGAAGGATGGCGACTCCCTTTATGATTCGGTAGAACCACGTTTTTTTTTAGGACGCAACTTTTCATTAAGCTGCTTCGCCGCCCTTGCGCCGCCTTCTCCGGTATTCGCCGCCCCATGACTTTCGTCGCCAAGGGAGCCAAGGGCACTCTTCTTTCCCATCTTGATTTTGTTTTCGACTTTTTTTATCGTTTTTCTGCTCGACTTCTTTGACACTTTAACACTCCTGTCATTTTTATTTCCCGCGATTGCGCCGGGACTGTCGATATTCGCTGGCGCAGCAATATAGGTTTCGATGTAGTCTCCGTTAATCACAACGGATCGGTTTGATGGCGAATCTGATTTTGATTGCAGTCTTGCGCCTTTGTCCGCAATAGTCGCACTGTTATTGTTGTGTTTGCTCGGACTTGACGCAGGGGTCGGATTCAATTGTTCCTCGGCAACGTCTTGCTCCTCTGCAATTCGGTCAAGCTGCTCCGCGACTGACGGCACTGATGACCCAGTGTATTTTTTTTGTTGAGGAGAATGGAATGAAGGGAGATTGCATCTATTTCTTGCAGATCGTGCTCCGGAATCGGACAATTTGCACACGATCACACCGTGGGCATAATCGGGAATTCGTTCTACCCATTTTTTGTTCAATGCCGTATTCAACGAACGGTAGCAGTCATCTCCTGTAATTTCATCGCAGTTCGTTGCCGAAATTAGTAGTTTTTCCATATACTTCACCGAATGGCCTTGTGGAGCGTCGTCGCGTTTGGTGATTATGAAATCCTTGATGTGCATTAAATTGCACAGGTACACGGCAATGGCTTCGTCGTTTTGGCAGATCGTTTCTTTATCCCTAACAATCGCATACGCACTCTCTAGCCATTTCGGATTGACGTTTGTGCCCACCGGCATATCACATCCCCAAAACAACCTCCCCAAATACATGTCTAAAGGCCCCGGCGGCGGATTGTGTTCGGAATCATCCATGATTCACTTCGCATCCTTACCTTGCTATGCAAGGGTTTACCCTGACATTGAAAGCTACTGATTTTGACATTTTTCTGTTTTTTAGGATTTTGTTTGCCATTCACCGAACAATCGTCTAACATGCCGTTCGTGTTGAACGGCTTGACCAGATTTGATAAGCGAGGGCGAATCATGGCTGGTACTTCCAATGCAAGCGTGTTGGCCGAATGTGACTCATATTTGAACCGAGGGGGCCGACTGGTTGACCAGATGGACGGGCCACTAGCGAGGGATTTTTCGAAATTCCTCATGGAGTGCCTGTCCCCCCAGATGCTTTCCGCTGTCGTTTCGGGGCTTGAGGAGGGGGCGCAAACCGCTTCGCCTTCTCACGAGCCTTATCTTCATCTTCGGCTAGTGTGGCCTGACCAGCCGGATAGCTAGGAAGCGTAGCGGACTGCTCTTTTTGCTTTATTTGAAGCGATGCAACATGCCTTGACGCCTCCTGTACAATATCCAAATACTGGGCTCTTGGAAGTCGATGTACGACCCAATAGATTGCAGCTTCCATCACGCCCTCCTGTTTTGCCTTTGAACTCTCACAGAATTCGGTGAATTCGGCGAACAAAAGGTCGTCAATTCGTATGCTTGTCTGCTTTTTCGGCATATTTACTCATTTTTTTTATTTCTATAAGTCCAGTCAATACCAATCTTTAACGCAAATGCGTTACCGTTGTAACGCATTTGCGTTGCATTTGTGGTTGACATTCTCCCGGCAGAATGTATCCTCCCCGATATGCGACACGGACCCGCAAAATCCCAAAGCACCAATACACCGACGCGCCGAATCTTTGCGGGTCCAGGCGCGCCGGACGCCGTGCGCGACACGACCACCTCCGTAGCGTGTCGCCACGGCAACTTTCGCAGGAAGACGCACGCCGCCCCATCGTCTAATCGAACCGGACACCGGGGTACACCCGGAAACTGCGGTACGAATCCGCATGGGGTGGCGTGCTATGCCGTGTCCGTCCAGTCCGCAATCACCGAGTGTCCGTCGAACCCCGATTAACGCCTACTAGGGATTACACCCATGACCACGGCAACAAACATCCTCCGAAGCATCGACGGCTACAGCGTGACGACAAAGCCCCGCCACGACCAGCAAGGCGAACTGTGCGGGTTCGACGTGTTGATCGGCCACACGACCTACGCTCGCGTCGAAATGATCGAATCCGAAGCCGTCGCCGCCGCCCTGGACTGGCACAACGGCATCCAGCAGGCATACCTCGACATGTGCGCCCGGTGGCCGGTGGCTCCGATCATCGACGACGAGGACGCCCTGTACGAGTGCGTCCAGTGCGGCCACAAGTGCCGCGAGAGCGAGATCGACTACCCCGGCGAAAGCGTGTCTGTTTGCCCCGGTTGCGGCGGCGAAGACACGTACTGCGAGGTCAAGGAAGCGGACGAGGAGGTGGACGCATGAACGCGACACAAAAACATATCCCGTGGAACCCGACGCTGAACTATGCCTGCGAGGCATGGAAAGAAATGCTGCTCGACGGCCTGAGCGCTGACGAGGATGAGCCGACCGAGGCCGTCGAACGCGATGTGCGGATCGACATTACGGGTATGTTCAAAACCCGGCAGATGATCCCGCTGATGGTGGACGCGGTTTGGAAGTCGCCCGCCGGCATCGAGGTCATGGTGCGGTTCACGCTTGACGGGATCGTGCCGAGTCGGGACGCCGCGTGGAGTGCCCGCGAGGAGAAGTACGTGTGGGTTGACGGGTGCCATGCCGTTTACGCCGTGGAGGTGGTGTGATGAGCGGAAAGTACTACACAATTACCGAAATTGCCGAGTTGCTCGGCGTTGGCAAGACCCGCGTCCGGCAGTGGATCGAGGCCGGCGAACTGGCCGTCGTGAATGTCAGCACAAACCGATCCAGCAAGCGGCCCCAATTCCGAATCACCCCGTCCTCGCTCGAACGGTTCGAGCATGGGCGCCTGGACGAAACACCGTTCCCGCGCCGTCCGCGCGGGCGACCGAAGCGGACAGGCGAGTATGTCCCGAAGCATCTGACCCCGGCCCAAGTGTGACAAGGAACAGGAGAGCCACATGAAACGGATGATGATATTCACGCTGAACGGTCTGCTTACCGTGGTGCTGATGGTTGCGGCGGTGCTGGCGAGTTTGATGTCGCCAAGACTGCTCGCCGAGTACCAGCCGGGCGCAGGCGTTCGAATCGGAAACGACTAATAAAAGGAGATTGCGAAATGTGCGACGAATTGAGCGGATTACTGATCAGGCCCATCGGGGATAAGCCGGCGCAGTTCATTCCAGGAAGGGATACCAGGCATCACAAAATGCTGATCGCGCTGCATGGGCTATCCGAAGGCGTGGCGGGCGAGAATTTCCTTCGGTGGGAGTACACGCCGAAGGAAGGTGACTGGATGAATTGCACGCTGCGGATTGACGAAACAAGAACTCCTGGCTGGCTCGATTCCGAACTGCGCGACCGGCTTGAAGATTGGTGCCAGAAGTTCCGCGATTCGCTGCTGCTCAGAGAAGACAAGGCAGCCATCCTCGGCGGGAAACACATCGTCACCACGAAGGTGAACGTCAAGTACGCGGACAGCTGCATATTCCTGGTCGGCAAGGGCGGCGATCTCACTATTGATGATATTGGGAATGTCACGTTTGGCTACGTGTACACCGGCGGCACCGTGACCACAGGCTACGTGGGCGGCACCGTGACCACATGCAACGTGGGCGGCACCGTGACCACAGGCTACGTGGGCGGCACCGTGACCACAGGCTACGTGGAAGGCACCGTGACCACAGGCTACGTGGGCGGCACCGTGACCACAGGCTACGTGGGCGGCACCGTGACCACAGGCAACGTGGAAGGCACTTTCATCCACGGCGAAATCAAAGAAGGCGGAATCGTCCAAAAAGGCGAATCGAAGTAATCAGAAAACCAACAAAGGAGTCTGACATGACAGAACAAGAAACGATGGAAGTGGAACAGGACGCTGTGGCTGATGTGTTGCCGGAAGAAGTGATCGACGATCCGACGCCGACCGCTGCGGTTGGCGAGGCCCTGGGCGACGTGGCGGCGCTCGAGGATTCGGTGCCGGTCGAGGAGGCCGACGAAATGGTAGAGGATGATGCCGAAGCGGGTGAGGCTGCTTCGCCTACACCGACGACGACGGCACCGCCGATCCCCGGCGTGCCGAGCATGGAGTTGATCGCCGAATTGACCGCCGCCCAGCAGGAGTTGGCCGAGGCGGAACACGACTATAACGACGCGAACGGCATCGCCAAGTCAAAGAAGAAAGTGATGGAGGTCGCACAGGCCCGGCTGAATATTGCCGCCGAGGCCATCGCGAACTCCATGAATCCTCTCCCCGCACCCTTGCTGGATGAAATCAAGAAGGTCGGCCAGGCGTCGTTTGGCGACGCGGTGGCGGTCAGTGATGAGCCCTCGGCCACCCCGCAGGGGGCGGACACGACGGATGAGAATGATTCCTGGCGAGCCGAGCGTCTGGATAGCCTGTCCGGCCCGGCGATTGGTTCGCGAGCCCTGAAAGCCATGTCCGATCTCGAACCGCCGATTGTCACGCTGGGTGACTTTGTGGACTGGAACGCGAAGAAGGGCGAGTTCTGGGCCACGGACATTCCGGGTCTTGGCGATGCCGGACGAAAGGAAGTCGAGGACGCGCTGTCGGAGTTCTGGGTGCGACGCGGCAGCGTGAAGAAAGCGGAAGCCACCGCAGCGAAGGCCACCACATGCACGTGGGAACAACTGGTTGAGCGGTGCGACGAACTGTTGACCGACGCCCGGTACGACTTCGCGATTGAAACGGTTTCCGGCATTCGCGATTGGTGCCATGAAAAGCAGTTCTGCACGCAGGACCAGGTCGACGCCATCGAGAACATCGCCAAATCGGTTGACGGTTAGCACTTGCCGGCGGGTCGCCCCCGCATCATCCACGGCAGACGTGTCCGGGTAGATCCCGGCACGCATGCAGCGGTAGTTCAATGGCTAGATCGCTGGACCTTCAATCCAGAAATGCGGGGTCGACTCCCGTCCGCTGTAGTAAAGGAGACTGGCATGAAAATTTTACGGCTCGAATCGTCGAACGTGAAACGTCTGGTTGCCGTTGAGATTGTTCCGCAAGGCAACACCGTCATCATCGGTGGGCAAAACGGTCAAGGCAAGTCCTCAATCCTCGACTCCATCGCCTACGCCCTGGGCGGTAAGGACATGGTTTGCCATCAGCCCGTTCGCACCGGCACGGATGGCGCCCGCGTGGTTTGCAATTTGGGCGACATGATCGTGACGAGGACGTTTGCATCGGACGGCGGCAGCACGCTGACGGTAACGAACGCGGACGGCACGGCGAAGTACAGAACCCCCCAGCGGATTCTTGACGGCTTAGTGGGCAAGCTGACGTTCGACCCGTTGGAGTTTTCGCGGCAGGCCCCCAAGCAGCAGATGGAGATACTGCGGGCGATGGTGGGCATTGATTTCACCGGCGTGAATGCCGAACGCGACAACTTGTACGCCTCACGCACGCAGATGAACCGTGATATCAAGGCACTTGAGGGCAAGTTGGCGGCCATTCCGCAGGTGGATGCGCCAGACAATGAAGTGTCCGTATCCGAAGTCGCCGACACGCTCCAGAAGGCACTTGAGCACAACGCGGGGATTCGGCGGCTCGCCGACACGATCAACAGCAAGAAGGAGCAGCTCGAATCCGTCGAAAAGAGCATCGCACACGCCCGCGAACAAATAAGAAAGTGGGAAAATGCGATTGTAACGTGCCAAGGAGAGATCGAGAGAACCAGCCAGTCGCTCGCGGAGATCGAGGCGGAGTATGCCAGTATTACCCCCATCGACACGGAAGCCATTCGCCAGCAGATTGGACAGGTGGAAAAAACCAACGCAAACGTTCGGTCTAACAAGGCCAGGGCGAACACGGAAAGCATTCTTTCCGTAACCCGCAAGGAAGCCCAGGAGCTGTCAGAGGCAATCGAGGAAATCGACGCCCAGAAGGCCACCACGCTTCGGGAAGCCAAATTCCCCGTTGCGGGTCTGTCCATCGGCGAGGACGGCGTGACGTTCAACGGCCTGCCCTTCTCGCAGTGCAGCAGCGCCGAGCAGCTTCGCATCAGCGTTGCGATGGGACTTGCCATGAATCCCAAGCTGAAAGTCCTGCTCATCCGTGACGGTTCGTTGCTGGACGCAGGCTCCCTCCAGATGGTCGCCGACATGGCGCAGGCAGCGGACGCCCAGGTGTGGATTGAGCGGGTCGGAGAGGGCGCTGAGTGCCAGGTCATCATTGAGGACGGCGCGGTGAAAGAGGTCGTGACTTCCGGAGAAGGGGCGTAGCCATGAGATACAGGATTACGGTGTCAGAGTGCAGCGGAAAGTATGAAGCAGAGGTTCATGAGAACGGCCTTGGTGAAGATGTCGCCGGTGTCCTGATTTCTGGTTTTCCTTTCTCGAAGAAATCTGACGCAATGAAAAGCCTCGTCTTTACGCTCGAAACATTGTTGGACACCGCCAAAACCGCCGTACACGAAATCGAGTTTCACGAGTCGCTCAGAACGGGAGAGTGAAATGCCCATCACAGCAGAACAAAAAGCAGAACGCAGAAATCACCTCGGAAGCAGCGATATGGCGGCCGTCATGGGGCTGGATCCGTATCGCAACGCCAGCGATGTGTGGCTTGATAAGCGCGGCCTGCTGGTGGATGACCAGAGCGACAAGCCCATCTTCGTTGCCGGAAACCGCTTCGAGTCGGCAGTTCTGGACTACGCCGAGGAGTCACTGGGCTGGTTGCATCGTAATCCGGGAACCCGCCACGTTGACGGAACCACAATCGCCGTCAATGTGGACGCTTGCACCGAAAATGACGACGAACCTGTCGAAGCCAAGACGGTGGGAATGCTTGGTCCCTCCAAAGAATGGTGGGGAGATTGGGGAACGGATCAGGTTCCCGACCGCGTGATCATACAGGCCACCTGCCACATGATGGCGTGGGAACGTGAAGTCTGTCATGTGCCGACATTCATCGCCGGGCGCGGCTTCATCATGTTCGCGGTGCATCGTCGCGAGAAGATCGTTTCGGCGATTCGCCGGCGGGCCGTCCAGTTCTGGGAAGAAAACGTGTTGGCCGGCGCCCACCCGGTCAATGTCACACCACACCTTGAGATTGTCCAGCTTGTCAAGCGCACCACGGAAGTGCAGACGTCCGTTGACCCTCGGCTGATTGAGGCATGGCTGGAATCCAAGGCGGCCCGTAGTGCCGCCGAGGCGATAGAGAAAAAGGCCAAGGCTGCCGTGATTTGTGCTCTCGGTACAGCCGAGGCCGGTCTGTGCGGCGACATGGGCGCCGTGACGTACTTCGAAGTCACGGTGCCAGCGCATCCCGTGGATGCCTACACGTACAGAAAACTGAATCACAGGCCCAAAGGGCTGTAAAGCAACCATCAAACAACGGGTCAAACAGACCACAGAAAGGACACGCATCATGACAGCAATGCAGACAACCGAAATCACGCCGCCCCCGCAGGCATCATCAAAACCGCTCGCCAAGGGCTTCGTTTACCAGTCTCTGGCGCCAATCGGAAACAGCATGGGCCTCAAGGCTTTGGCCGAAATCATGCGGGACAAGATCGCCGAGGCATTGCCACGGCACGTCACGCCCGACCGCATGGTCAAGGCCCTGCTGACGGCAGCCATGAAGCAGCCGAAGATTTTCCTGTGTACACAGGAGTCGATCATCAAGGCCCTCATCGACGCCAGCACGCTCGGTCTGGACTGCTCTGGAACTCTCGGGAGCGGCTACCTGGTGCCGTTCAACAAGAGCGTCAGGGAGAACGGAAACTGGTCGAAACGCATGGAAGTGCAGTTCATTCCCGGCTACCGGGGTCTGATTGACCTGGCCCGCCGTAGTGGGGAAATCGCGAGCATCGAGGCTCACATGGTCTACGCCCAGGACAAGTTCCTGTTGAGGTATGGAACGGAAAAGAAGTTGGACCATGAACCGTACCTCAAGGCGGATCGCCGCGAGGAATACATCGCCGTCTACGCCGTCGCCACGCTCAAGGATGGAACGCAGCAGATCGAGGTCATGACCCTCGCCGACGTGCACAAGATCATGGGCGAGACGATGCGGAAGAATGGACAGAAGGAAGTCTCCGGTCCGTGGAAGGACCACTTCTCCGAGATGGCCCGCAAGACGGTCATTCGCCGCCTGATGAAGTACCTGCCGCTGTCGCCGGAACTGGAGCGGGTCATGGAGCACGATGACAACCTCAGCAGCGCCGACGAACGCATCGTGGACGTGACGCAGATCGCCACGAAGGACCGCACGTCCGATCTGGAACGCCGCATCGGCTTGGATGAATACCCCGCGCCGTCCGCCGGCGAAGTGATCGACCCGGACACCGGCGAGGTGCTCGGCGGGCCGGAGGCGGAGGAAGCCCCGCCGCAGGAAGCGCCTAACCCCGCGAAGGAGTAGCCATGATTCGGGCCGTGCTGATTTCACTGCTCATCATCGTTATTGGAACGTTTGTATTCGGGTTTCTGGTCAAACAGTTGTTTGGAATCGAAGGAAAAAACAATGAAAAGAAAGAGAAAAGACGTGGGAAATGAAATGAAAATCGGATTCGTGATCGTGTGTGTTCTGGTGATTGCCATTGGTGGAATCATGTCGTGTTCGACTGTGCCGGCAGGCCACAAGGGCGTGCTGACGACATTCGGAAAGGTGCATGGCGACGTGGAGCCCGAGGGCTTGGTTATCAAGGCGCCGTGGACGCGCGTGCACGATGTCTCGATTCAGCAAGTGACCGTCACGAGTAAGACGGGCTGCTACTCGTCCGACCAGCAGCAGTTGGAAGTATCCTATGCCGTGCTATACCGAATCCCCGAAACGAAGGTTGTGTCGATCTTTCGGGAGTATCCTGGCGACCCGTTCGCCGTCCTGATTAAGCCTCGCATTGAGGAATGCCTGAAACAGGTGATGTCCACGATGCGGGCCGAGGACTCGATTACAAAGCGAGGCCACGTCAAAGACGAAACGCTGCTGAAACTCAACGCCGTTCTAGGCGACCTGATCACGATCAACGATCTTTCGATTACGAATATCGACCTGTCGTCAGAACTCGAAAAGGCTATTGAGCGGAAACAGGTAGCCGAGCAGCAGGCCCTCGCCATGAATTACGAACTGCAACGGGCGAAGAAGGCTGCGGAGATCAAGATTGTTGACGCGACCGCCGAAGCCGAAGCCATTACGATTCGCGGCGAAGCCCTCAACAAGTCCCCCAGTGTCGTCATGCTCAACGCCATCGAGAAGTGGAATGGCATTGCCCCGGCAACCCTTGTGGTCGGCTCGGACACCGGCATCTCGCTGATCCCGAATGGACATGCAGCAGACAAATAGCGTGCGACAGACCTTGGTCCCGGCTGTGTCTCATTCCGGGGCTGGTGGAGCGGCGGTAGTTCAAACGGTAGAACGCCGGAGAAAACTCTGAGAAATGCAGGTTCGAATCCTGCACGCTGAAATGAAAGGAAAACAAATGAAGATCACAGACGCAGACATCGACAACTGGTTCACGCACCATCCGCCCAAGGGCGACCAGGTGGACAGGTTTCAGGCGATACGGCTTGAGGCAAAGAGCCTGGCTCGTGCGATTCTGAATAACACGCCCCCGGGCGCGGACCAGTCGGCGGCGATTCGCAAGGTTCGCGAGGCCGTGATGACCGCCAACGCGGCCATCGCCTGCGGCGAGTGAGTATGGCGCGGCAGCAGACCATGGCCTCGTTTCAGGCCAGTCTCCCCTGTTACGAGGGGCAGTAGTTTAACGGAAAAACGCTGTATTCAAAATACAGAGTCTCGGGTTCGAATCCCGACCGCCGATTTTCCGATCATCTTGCCGGCGCCGACAAAGTGATCCACAAAACAAGGATGTGACACATGGACAACAACCTACAACGAACGCCTGGACCGTGGAAATTCCACGAGGTTGAACGGACGCAATTACGGGAGAGGTATTACGTAGTCGCGCTCCTCTCAGAAGGCGGTGACACATTCTTTTCGGCACATGCTTTTGCTGGTGATGCACACCTTGTCGCCGCCGCGCCGGACCTGCTGGAAGTCGCCAAGAGGCTACTCGATCACGTGTGCGGCGACAGAGGCGCGATGACCACCGAGGATTCAAGCGTCATCATTCACTGCCTGAGGTACGCCGTTGACAAGGCTGAAGGTCGAAAAACCGAGGCCGTCACGTTGGAGCAGGCGGAAGCCATCCAGAAGATCGAGGCCGACAAGAAGCGGGAACTCGCGGGAACCGGGCTGATTCCAGACGCAATCGGCAAGCCGGAAGACGGTGTAGCGAAAACGCCGAATGGGTTTCGGCACACACCTGGTCCGTGGGTTCCAATGAGAGATGCAATTCAGAAATCATGGTTCGTTGGTGCGAGAGGCTGTGTCGTCGCGATTGAAATGACCGAGGGCGACGCCAACGCGACGGCCGCAGTCCCTGAATTGTTGTCTGTCGCCAAGTCGGCTGCATCGCAAATAGAGGAATGGTCGAAAACCGGAACGCTCAACAAATCGGCTGAAGGGCGATCCTCTGTGCTTTGTAACTTTCTCGAATCTGCCATTGCCAAGGCTGAAGGGAGAAAACGATGAAAGGCGCGGCGAACATCATCGCAAAGTTTTGGCGGCTGCCAAAGGATTTTGCCGACGTGCGCGCGACGGCGTGTGTACACGACCCTGCCGCCGTGTCAACTCGCGACTTAGATTGGTCGGCAAAAATCCTGTTTCAAGACGGTGCTGAAATTGAAGAAACGGCCTCGACGCAATCCGAAGCCATGTTTAAGGCCATGAGCATATTGGAGGGAATTCATGCCGAGTAAGACCATGACAAAATCGAACATCGGTTACCGCGGCGTCGGCGCTGATGGCAAGCCGGTGGAGTGGTACTACGCATGGAATCCCGGTGGGTTTGGCTGTTCGGCCAACTGTGACGGCTGTTGGGCGCGGGCGATGTCACGGAGACTTGACACGAAAGGTTGCCCGAAGTGCCTGGCGTTCGAGCCGCATTTCCACGCGGAAAGGCTCGACCAGCCATCCGCGACGAAGAAACCGGGCGTTGTTCTCGTGAACTTCACGGGCGACCTATTCGACCCAGGGCAACTCCACAACAACATCTTCGAAGTATTTCGCCGAATCATTGACTGCAATCGAAATCACAAGTACGTGCTTCTGACAAGGCAGTACAGGCGAATGTTCGAGGAAATCGCTTCGTTTTTCCAACGCGAACAGGCGACGCTGCATGAGAAATGCTATTTCGGAACAACATGCACCAGCCAGGACAACTACGATAGCGTCTCAAAATTCCTTTCAGGGACTGGCGTTAACTGGTGGGTATCAGCCGAGCCACTGGCAAGTCCGATCACGCCAAACCAGTACGATAACCCGCGCGGAATCGTCGTCGGAACGCATAATCAACGCAAGCACGATTGCGGTTTGCCGGCGATACGCGAGACGGTCAAGGCGTTCCGTGATGCTGGCGTTCCGGTCTACTTAAAGCAGACGTGGGCGGTGCGGTGTGTTTGCACTCGCACGTATGCGTACATTAAGGATTTCGCATCGCCAGTTCGTTGTTGTTGCGGTACGCCTGCAAGCCAGTTCAGGACCATTCTTGCAACCGATCCGCCCGATTTTCCGTATGACCTCCGCTACCGCGAGTTGCCGTGGACGCTGGCGACGAAGGCGGTGAAGCCATGAGCGTTTACGTCGATGATCTTATGGCTTGTATTCCAAACCGTAACTGGCGGTGGACGCATAGTTGTCACTTGTTCGCCGACGGCATCGAGGAACTTCATCAATTCGCGAAGGATATAGGGCTGAAACGAGCGTGGTTCCAATACAAAAAAGGAAAAACACCGCACTACGACCTTAACGAGAATATGCGGTCCAAGGCGATCCGACTCGGAGCCGTCGAAATTGATCGTCGCCAGGCGGCGGAAATCATTCGATCATACGGCCTGTGTGGCGAATGCGAAAAACCATGCACGCATAGATGCACATTCTGTGGGGAACACGCTTGCGACGATTGCAGAATCGAGGGGGCGTGCCTTGACTGCGCTGAGATGCACTTCAACGTAGACATGGATAGCGGCCCCCGCAGTCAGAGAGTGTGGAAACCATGACGATCACCTACGCCAGCCTGTGCGACGGGATCGGCGCGGCCCATGTGGCGTGGCAGCCGCTTGTCTGGCGCTGCGCGTGGACGGCCGAGATTGACCCGTTCGCGTGCGCGGTCGTGGACCACCACTGGAAACTGCCCAACCTGGGCGACATGACAAAGATCACGGAGGATCGAATCCATGAGCACGGGAAACTTGACCTTATTGCCGGCGGCACGCCCTGTCAGTCCTTCAGCCTTGCCGGAAACCGAGGCGGACTGGCAGACCCTCGTGGCAACCTGGCCCTCGTCTTTCTCGGAATTTGTGCGGTCGCACAACCGCGCTGGATTGTGTGGGAAAACGTCCCCGGTGTATTTACGTCTAACAAGGGACGATGTTTTAACGAATTTCTCGTTCGGCTGGACGAAATCGGGTATGGGTTCTGCTGGCGGGTGCTGGACGCTCAATTCTACGGATTGCCCCAGCGACGCCGTAGAGTCTTCCTTGTCGGACATCTTGGAGACTGGCGACCTGCCGCCGCGGTACTTCTTGAGCGCTCGGGCCTGCGAGGGGATTTTACGCCGGGCCGAAAAACGCGGGCGGAAGTTGCCCGAACTCTTACGTCAAGCCCTGGAGGATGTAGTGCGAAGGAACAACAGCAAACCTTCATCGGAGGCGACGGCCGCCCGCTGAATGCCTTGTGTTTCGGCGGCAACAACACATCCGGCCCAATCGACGTGGCCGCGTGTATTCTCAATCACGGCACGCGGAATGACTTCGAGGAGGAAACATTCGTCGTCGGGCCGCTGTGCTCGCATTCGCAACGGCATGGCCACGCGATGACGACGCAGCAGGCCGTCGATGCCGGTCACATCATCCCGGTGGCGTTCGATTGCAAGAAGGACGGCCAGAGCGGCGAGGACGTTTCCCCGACGCTTCGCGCCATGCAGCACGATGAAAGCCATGCCAACGGCGGCGGCCATATTGCCGTTGCCTACCCGATCGATATGCGAAACGCCTGCCGGAACGCCGACAAGATCGACGCCGAGAACCGCCAGGGAGTTGGCGTCGGCGACGACGGCGACCCTTCGCCGGCATGCACAACCGGGAATGTGCCGGGCGTCGCGTATGCGTTCCAAACGCGATGCGCTCGCAACGGACGGGGAATGCCGGACACCGTGGCGCCGTGCCTGACCAGCTCGGAAGGCGGAACGCATGCCGACACGAAACCGCATGTCTTTGGACCCGGCATGGCCGTTCGCCGCCTGACGCCGCGCGAATGCGAGCGCCTGCAAGGGTTTCCCGACGACTACACGCTGATCCAGTATCGCGGCAAACCCGCCGCCGACAGCCCACGCTACCGCGCCCTTGGCAACAGCATGGCCGTGCCCGTGATGGCGTGGATTGGCCGGCGGATTGCGGTCGTGGACCGGCTTGTTCGTGATCGAGGAGGTGCCGAATGAGCCGAGCCCCTCACGTTTCGTTCAATTCCGGCAACAACGAGTGGTACACGCCCCTCGAAATCATTGAGGCCGCGCGTGAGGCTATGGGCGGCATCGACCTTGATCCTGCCTCCTGCGAGGAAGCCAACGGCGTCGTGAAGGCGTTGCAGATCTACAGCGCCGAGGATGACGAAGCCCTGGGCGGGCCGGGTGTTTATGAATCCGCCCTACGCCAAGCCGTTGATTCAACAGTTCAGCTCGAAGCTCGTACGACACGTTCAGGCCGGCGACGTCACCGCCTCCGTTGTTCTGGTGAACAACGCCACGGAAACCCGGTGGTTTCAGGAGCTGCTCTCGGAAGCGTCGGCGGTGTGCTTCCCCGCCGGCCGCGTGCGGTTCTGGCGCCCGCGTTCGCATCGGGTGTCGTTCTCCACGCCGCTCGATCTTCAATTCACCGACGAGTGCAGCCTCCCGTATTTCAACAGCGAACCCAAACCGCTACAGGGGCAGGCCGTGCTGTACTTCGGCGACGGTTCCGAACGGTTCACAAAAGCCTTTTCCAAATTCGGAAGTGTGTTGATTTTGCAAGGAGGTATCGAGTGATTGTCAAGCGAATCGAAATTACGGTGCAGGATGAAGAAGGCCAGAAGGACACGTTCGCGTCGGAATTCCCGGACTACGACGACATGGGAGACGGCGGTCCCATGGAAGTTTCCTGGGCGCTGGCGTCGCTGCTGGCCGACATGGTTCGGCACATAAATACCCCCGTGAAGTTCCTTCTGGATTTCATCCATGACTACGACGAAATGGTGTTCGATGGCGTGGACGAGCGGAAAAAATTCCACCGGGAAATACAGAAATGCATCGACGACTTCAACCGGATCATGAAGGAGACTGGACAATGACACTACCCGGCATGGAAGCCCCGAGCGTGGCGACACAGAGGCCACAATTCGAAAAAGTTATCCGATTTTTCGTCCCCGGCATCCCGCGCCCGGGCGGGTCGAAGAAGGGAATCTGGCTGCCGAAGCAGCAGCGCGTCCTCATGGTCAAGGCCGGCGGGCAGAACGAAGTCAACTGGCGTCAGGCCGTCTCGCACGCCGCCATAATTGCCATGAAAAACGAGCCGCCGTTCAAGGGTGCCGTGCGGCTGGACGCCACGTTCTACATGCCGCGACCGAAGTACCACTACCACACGTCGAAAAAATCCGCCGGCAAGCTGAGGCTCGAATATCAAGGCCTGTGTCCGCACCCGTCGGCACCGGACCGCGGCAAGCTGCTCCGGTCCACCGAGGACGCCATGACGGGCATCGTCTACGCCGACGACTCCCAAATCTACGCCGGCGACGTGGAGAAGTTCTACGGCGAGCGGCCGGGGGCCGAAATCAAAATCACGCTGCATTACGTCTGGGACCCGGAAACCGTGAGGACCTGCCATGAGCGATGAACTTCTACCGTGCCCATCCTGCGAAGCGTCCGCCCGGAAGGCGGCGGGATTCGTGAATCCATTCGGGATGATGTACCGCGTGGAATGCACGAAATGCGAGACGAAAACGGTTCCATATCTGATGCCCGAAGGGGCGGTCGCCGTGTGGAACGACGAAGACGGAATCATGCGAGCGAAGAAGGGATGTCACCTGGAAGACTGGAAAAATCAAATCCTTCCGTACCCCGCGTGCGGGAAAATGCCGGAGATGGTGGAGCATGAAGACGAGTACGAGCGTTGCAAATTCTTCGTCGAATGCCAGACGGACGGATGCTCTCGATTCAGCTTCGATCTGTGGTCGAACGAATGGGACGCCGTGGAACGATGGAACAATTTTGAACGAGGCACACAAAAGTTCAGGAAGCCCAAAACGAAAAAGGAGAAAGCGTGAGCCATCTCGTCAAAAAAATCCTGTGCCCGGAGTGCGTTGGATTTGGACGCGGGAAAAAGGACAGCGACCCCGGCCGGGACACGAGCGGAGTCCGGTGTTTTCGATGCGACGGCAAAGGATGGATCACACCGGCGGAATATAACCTGTTCCTATACGGAAAGAAGGGGAACCCGTGAACATATATTTGGCAAGTCGATATGGCCGCCGAGAGGAACTGTGCGGGTACGCCGACAAGCTCCGCGCCATGGGCCACACGGTCACGTCCCGTTGGCTCAACGGCACCCACGAGGCCCAGGATGGCGACGTGAGCCGGTGGAAGGATTTCGCCAGCGAGGATTTGGACGACATCAAAAAAAGCCAGGTTCTCATCGCGTTCACGGAGTCCGAAATGTTCCCGCGAGTCAGCCGGCACGTCGAACTGGGCATCGCCTTGGGACGCGGAATCTACGTCGCCATCGTCGGCCCGCTGGAGAACGTGTTCTGCTGCCTGCCGGGCCTCATGCACTACGAGTCATTTGACGGTCTGGAGGTCGCGTGGCGGGAAGGAGAATCCCGATGATCCTCCGAGTATTTCCCCGACTGACCAATGCGACGCCCCGAGATAATCTTGCCGTTGTCGGTGAGCCGCCGGCCCTGCTGGAGCCTCGCGAGGACGTGACGGAGATTCGCGTCAGCGTGACGTTTACTTGGGACATCGACGAATCGTTCATACTGGCGGCACTGTGGTCCAAAAAGTATCCGGGAATCCCTGTGGACATTGGAGGCCCCGGAAAGAATCACCCAGGTATGGAATTCGTTCCGGGTCGGTATCTCAAGGAAGGCTATGTCATCACGTCGCGAGGATGTCCGAATCACTGCTGGTTTTGCTCGGTTCCGTCGCGCGAAGGCCGCTGGATACGCGAACTGCCCATTACGGGTGGCTGGAACGTCCTCGACGATAATCTGCTGGCGTGCAGCAAAGAACACGTCAGTAATGTATGGTCGATGCTGCACGGCCAAAAAATGTCTGGTCGTCGTATCGAGTTCACCGGCGGGCTGGAGGCGGCGAGGTTGACCCATTTCCATATGTCCATGCTGTCGGCCCTGAAACCCAAGCAGGTCTTTTTCGCGTACGACACGCCAAACGACCTGGAGCCGTTGCGGATCGCTGGTGGGATGTGCAGACAGTACCGCCTGTCCCGCGACTCGCTGCGGTGCTACGTACTGTGTGGCTGGCCGTCGATGGACGGTCGGCAGGCCGACACGACAGAACAGGCCCACAAGCGAATGCTCAGCGCGGCGCAGGCGGGTTTCCTTCCGATGGCAATGCTATACGCCGACAAGGCAGGCGCCACAGCCGCCAGTACAAGCAACGAGTGGGCGAGACTGCAACACGTCTGGACGCGCGTGCCCATTATGAAGGAAGTCATCAAACGAGAGCTTGGTCAGATTATAACGAAGGGAGTCTTACTGTGAAGCGTGGAACCATCGAACACCCCAAAACGATCGCGCTGGCCAGCCTCTTGAAAGTCCGAATCCTCGAAGCGGTTGGCATTCTGGAGTCGCTGTGGCACTGGACAGCCAAGTACGCCCAGCGCGGCGACATCGGGCGTTTCTCCATCGAAGTCATCGCCACGGGCATCCGGTGGCACGGACCAGCGGAGAAGCTCATGGAGGCCCTCATCAACGCCAATGGCGGCGGAAAGTTCGGGTGGGTTGAGCGTCACGATGAATTCGGCTACGTCGTTCACGATTGGCACGATCACGCCGACGAAACCACCAAGAGGTGGCTAGAAAGTCGAGGCGAAACGTTCTGGAACGGCATAGCACCATTCGAGAAAAAGTCACGCACGGCACGCGGAAAAGTCGCGGACGGTGCGCGAGCGAATCGCGAATCATCCTCGCATGATGTTAGTACGGCACGCGGAAAAGTCGCGGACGATCATCGCTTGCCTGAGCCAATACCAATACCAGAGCCAATACCAGAGCCAATACCAGAGCCAATACCAGAGCCAATACCAGAGCCTGAGCCAGAGGGGGCTGCGCCCCCGCACGCTGACTCGGCTGACGCCGTGGAAATCCCGCCATCGCTCGACACGCCGGAGTTCCGCAAGGCATGGGACGAATGGCGGGAAAACCGTCGCGAGCGGAAAAAACGCATGACGCCCAGGGCGGAGCGGATGCAGCTTGGGCAGCTTGAGCCGTACGGTCCCGACATGGCAGTCAAGGCTATCCAGGTGTCCATCGCCAACAGTTGGACGGGGCTTTTTCCGGAGAGATTCGCCCAAGGCAACGACCGTGCAGTCCCCGCCGTGCAACAGGGGGGAGACAGAGCGTCGCCAGGTGGACAGGAAATCGACCCGGACGAGGCGAAGTGGTTGGCGAGTCAGCGGGCAAAAAACGGAGAATAACCCATGAGCACAATCGACGCGACAGAATACGGGCTTAAAACGCAGGAATCGCCGCCGGCGGACGCGATGATGGACCGCATGGGCAACCTTGTGCCGCCTCACGACATCGGGGCCGAGGCGTGCGTGCTCGGGTCGATGCTGATTGACGCCGACGCCGTGGTGCCGCTGGTTCGGCGTGCGCTCACGCCGGAGGATTTTTACCGGCCCGCCCACGGGGACATCTTCCGCCTTGTCCTCGACATGGCCGACGCGCGAAAGCCGGTGGACCTGGTGTTGGTCCGAAATGAACTGCACCAGCGAAAGCAACTGGAGCAGGTCGGCGGAATTGAATACGTCGTTGCCCTTGCCGAGGGTGTCCCCAGCACGGCCAACGCGGAGTATTACGCGAACATCGTCCGCGACAAAAGCCTGCTTCGAAAGGCCATCCAGGCGGCGAGGCAGATCGAGCGCGAGGCGTACGGGGCGTTCGGGGTGCGGGACTCCGCCTCTGAAGTCCTCGGGCGTGCCCAGCAGGCGTTCTACGACCTTGCCCGGCCGATGGAGAACGAAAACGAGGCGAGCCTTGGTCCGGAGGCCCGGAAGAAGCTCGCGGACATGGAAGCCGAGCAGGAACACGGCAGGCCGTCCGAGCGCAGGGTGTCCTGCGGGTTCCCGGTGATCGACCAGGCGATTCACGGGCTTCGCGCGGGCCGCATGGTGACGCTGGCGGCCAAGACCAAGGCCGGAAAGTCTACGCTCGCCCTGAACATGGCCCTGCACGTCGCGTTTCAGGGAGAGCCCGTGCTGTACATCTCCGGCGAGATGCGAACGAACGAACTGGCCGACCGGTTCCTGTCCATGCACGCTCCGATCCACGGCGACTCGCTCAAAAACCCGCGAAGCCTCCGCATGGAAGATTGGGAGAAACTACGGCGGACGGCCGAGGCGTTCGACCCGCTCCCGCTGCGGATGGTTGGGCGCGGGCTGAGCCTGGCTGAGATCGGCATGAAGGCCCGCGAAACCGGGACGATGTTCGGAAAGCAGACCGCTCTTGTTGTGGTCGATTACCTGGCCCTGATGAAGTTGCCGCCGGCACGGGAAGCGCGAATCCGCGTCGGCGAGTTCACGCGAGGCCTGAAACAACTGGCGATGGAACTGGGCTGCGGCATTCTGCTGGTGTCCCAGATTCGCCGGCTTGCGGAAGAAAACGCCAAGCCGCAGCTTCACGACTTGAAGGAGTCCGGCGACATCGAGAATGACAGCGACGCGGTACTGCTCATCCACACGCCGGACGGGGATAGGCACTGGACGACGTCCCACGACGGCAAACAGGCACGCGAGTCTTGGGTCAAGATTGCCGCTTGCCGTGATGGAACGATCACGCATTGGCCCAAAGACGGATCGGACGCGCCGGGTGCCATCCGCCTGCGGTACAGGCCGTGGAACATGCTATTTGAGGCGTGGTAGTGAAACGGAGAACACCATGAACGAGACGGACCTCGAAGAACTTGACAAAGAACTCAACGCGATGGACTTGGCTCTGACGCAGTTCCTGTGTTCGGACGACGGGCTTGCCGCCCTGCACGAACTTGGACAGGAAGGCAGGGACATACGTCGGAGCGGGATGATGCGGATATTCGCCGCCGGCGTGATGAAAGGGCGAACGCAAGGCTGGATAAAAGGAGCCGTCGATGTGATTGCGGATCGTAAAACAGAAACAACGAAAGGAAGATAGGCATGAACATGGAATCAGCAACGATTAACCTGGTGCAGTGTTGCGATTGTGTGCACTTCAAGCGGTTCGACGGGCCGTCGTTCAAGGGAACGTGCATGGTGAAAATTCCATACTTCGTTCCGGTAGTCGCTCATGGCGGACTGGCGACCGTGTATGGGGAATCACAGCATGATTGCGGAGCATATGAGAGGCGACCGGGAATCGAATCGGTTCCCGGAAACTGTAGGCATTGTTCACGCGACAGCCAATGCGGTTTCGTGGACAAAGAAGAAGCAAGGCGACAACGTGCATTCGGCCAATGTTGCCAAAGCTGGAAATCGTCTACGCCGGATACGCCGAAAGAGTCAACCATTGGGAATCAAAAATTCGGCGTTTCCTTTGACGCCATGACGATTCATTGTCCGTCCTGTAGTGGCCATTCGTTCGAAGTTTCGGAAACAAATTCCTGTACGACGATGGAAAGACGCGGTGAGGCGCGTATGGTTCTGATCTGCCAGAACACATCATGTCGTCGTCTGCAATTTACGGTAAAAATGGCCTGCGGCGGAAAGAATGAGTGCGCCATCGTGAGCGTTGCCAAGAGAGCCAGCGATAACTATCCGAGGATTGGAGACAATACATGATTTTAATTTACGGCTTGGTCTGGAATGAAGAAGCGGCAGGCATGATGTACGCCAATTTCATTGAATGCAGCGAGTTGGAATCTAGGTGTCGCGTCGCAGAGTTGATGAAAAAGAAAGGATTCCGATTGGCCGTTTCAGTGGATGAAAATGGAAACATCCTAAACCACGCCATCCACAAATCAGTGCCGATTTGGCATGAATTGTCCGCAACAGAGCCGAATCCCGGCGACAAGGTTGTTATTCGAGACGAGAGAAATTTTTTCTCAACGAACTGGTTCTTGGGATCGTTTGATTCGCATTGCAACGAATGCAAGACCGTTCACAGGCAGTTGCACTTCAGTACGGAGGACACGCCTATGGCAGGGCGAATAGGCGGCGTGAGGTTCGCAATCTGCATGGAAAAGCTTCATTCCGTTTGGCACTGGGCACGGTATTGCGACGTGATCAACGCAACGAAGGTGGTGAAGCCATGAAACGGCGATGCGTGGATTGCGAGTATTACGCCGACCGTGAGCAGTGCGCCATTATGGGGACGTGCCGAATCAACCCGCCGTACAACGGAACTGGGGAACGATGGCCGCGAGTGAAAGAGACCGACTGGTGCGGGGAGTTCAGGATTCGCAATAATTCGTCGGGGCCATTTGAGGCTCTTGCTCTTATGGCAAAACAGGATTTCGAGAAGAAATTTGAAGAGTTTGGGCGGTCGCACGGGACGAAATGCGGCGAGGGAAAATCATGACTAGGCTGGAAATCTGCCTTTGCGTAATCGTGGGTTCAATGTTCATCGGTTTAATTCTTGGCGTGTTTACCAGAAGGTAATCAAGAAGGAGTTCATCCGTCATGGAAGACGAATTCGACGACGACAACACGAGCACGACGGAAGGATCGCGAAAGCGGTTCTCTGGGCCTCCTGCGCCGAAGGATGCGTGTCCGGAGGATGAAAAGGACGACTTCCGGGAGCGTCAGCGCCGGGTGGCGATCTACGCGGCGCAGGCCGCGCATGGAAGACCGATACAGTTTTTGGAACACAAAGAGGTGCGACGTGCGAATGGTTGAAGAAATGAATGGAAAAATTAAGCAGGCGATAGAGACGCTTGTGGCGGCTGGGATCATACAAGCGGGTGAAGATTCTGCGGATGAAATCATCAGGGCGATTCTGTCCGACCCGGATAGCGTTAAAGTCAAAGTTGAGATACGAGTCCATGCGGCTTTCCATCGAATCACGGTTCAAGTCAATTGCAGCGCAGAATAGGAACGTGAAATGACGACAAATGAAAATTCTGGCTTTCGTAATTTTCCCTCGAACCAAATTGTCATAAGAGAAAACTATGAAATCAAACAAAGCTGGTTCATATGCCCGCGCTGCACGCAATCCAAGTGCGTGACTTGGTTCGCTGACAGGCCGCCCGGCGACATCGCCTTTACGTGCCATCGCTGCGACTTGCCCATCGTCGTTCGCGGAAACTTCGATAGCGTTCTGGATCGGGTCGAGTTTCACTTCGAGCCGGTAGACCAAGATGAAAAGACTTGGCAGGCGTACGAACGTAGCATGTCAGGTTTTTTTTGGAGAAGGGTGCTTTTCGACGACTGGTTGGACAATCCGAATTGGCATGGCCATATCGTCGTCGATACGAAAGGGCACAGGGGCCAGCCCATCATCGGCAGGACACGCACGCCCGTGGAATACGTGATTGAAGCCCTGGAAGCGGGAGCGCCGCTTGTGAAAATTCAACAGCACTTCGACATCACGGAGAATGAAATCCGGGCGGCCGTCGCGTTCGAGTGTGACGTGAGGCTGAAAGCGTTGGATGGGCTGGCGAAGATCGGGAAGAAAATTGGAATGTAGGTGAATTATGAGAATCGTTGATCGAAAAACATTCTTTTCGCTTCAGACGCCATTTATGTATGCCAGGTACGAGCCTTGCGCTGTGTGGTCCCTCGAAATCAACCTGGAGTTCGTTGGTGAGCATTCGTGGTTTTACTTGGATTTTTCGCTTGTTCCCGACAATAACGGCAGCACTGACCTGATGGAAAAACTGTTGATGTTGGAGAGCAACCCTGAGGCCAGCCTTCCAATAGGATGGGCCGCTACAAGAGATTCATTGTATGACGAATCTGAGAAGTACGTCATTTATGATAAATCTGACGTTGAAAGCCTCCTGAAAAAGCTGACGGAAATAGCGTCTGCAGGAAAAAAACCAAGGTCGGTCTAGTCACCCGGCCTAAGGCCTCGGCGGCGTTCGGCGGTTCTCTGTCTCCTTTCCGCTGGACCCGCCGGGGTCGACCATTTTGTTGACGTCAGCAAAATGGTTTCGAAAATGGAAAACGCCAAAAGGCAGTAAAATCGAGATAGAGAAGCAAGTAGTCACCAGGCGCGGCCGGAGCGTGATCGCGCAAACCGGCACTGCCGCGATGTTCGCAGCATCACGGTATTTTGCACGCCTGGCAACGTTACACACTGATTCAAGGGTAAGCGTGATCGCGGAAATGGTCAAGACACATGGCCATGTTGTCGTTCTTTTGCTTGGGATCCTCCTGCACCCACATTGCGGAGGCCCTGCCATGACTGCGCCCACCCATTTGCCCGCCGTTCCCGTCGAAAACGACTGCACCCACATTGCGGAGGCCCTGCGCCCGCACGCCGTCCCCATTGACAGCCTAGCGCCAGACCCCGCCAATTTGCGTCTGCATGGCGAACGCAACCTCGAGGCTATCCAGGCCAGTCTGGTGGCGTTTGGCCAGCAGAAGCCCATTGTGACCGATTCTCTAGGGGTGATCGTGGCGGGCAACGGGATGTACGAGGCCGCCAAGCTGCTCGGATGGTCGCACGTGGCGGCGGTGCGGACGGACCTGGCCGGCGTGGAGCGGGTCGCCTACGCCATTGCCGACAACCGAACCGCCGAGCTGTCCACATGGGACAACACCGCCTTGGCAAAGACGCTCAAGGCCATCCAGGAGGACAACACCATCAGCACCCTTGTCACCGGCTTCACCGACGACGATATTCGCGCCATTGTGGACCGGGCAATGAATACGGACCTGTCCGGGATCGCCGCCGAGCAAGCGCGGGGGGGCCTGTGCGAACGGTTCATTGTGCCTCCGTTCAGCGTGTTGGATTCCCGTCGAGGATACTGGCAGGAACGCAAGCGGCTGTGGCTGGCCCTGGGAATCGAAAGCGACTCCTCGCGAGACAGCATGGTGCCGATGAGCGGTGGCGTTTCCGGCGCTGACCCCGATTACTACAGGCAAAAAGAGAAGGCGGAACGAAAGGCCGGACTAACGTTGTCGCACGAAGAATTCGAGCGTGAGTACTACCAGCCGCCAAATTCGCGGGGAAGTTCCATGCGGTTGACGAGCGGCGGCGGCCTGCTGTCCATCTTCGATCCCGTGATCTGCGAATTGGCCTACCGTTGGTTCGTGCCCGCCGGCGGCGCCGTGCTGGACCCGTTTTCCGGCGGAAGCGTGCGTGGTATCGTGGCGTCCGTGCTGGGCCTGCGGTATACCGGCGTCGATTTACGCCCTGACCAGGTGGAGGCCAACCGCGTGCAGGCCCATCGGATCCACGGTGACGTTCCGCCGGTGTGGGTTGCGGGCGACAGCATGGACATTCGACGGCTTGCCCCCGGCGAGTACGATTTCGTGTTCTCGTGCCCACCGTACGCCGACCTCGAGGTGTACAGCGACGACCCACGCGACATTTCGAACATGGACTACCCCGCGTTTCTGGCGGCCTACCGGCGGATCATCGCCGAATCCGTGTCCATGCTCAAGCCAGGTCGCTTTGCATGTTTCGTCGTCGGCAACGTCAGGGACGCCAAGGGGTTCTACCGTGACTTCGTCGGCGACACCGTGACGGCGTTCCACAGTGCCGGGGCCACGCTGTACAACGAGGCCGTACTCGTCAACCCCATCGGCAGCCTGATCATCCGGGCTGCCAAGCCGTTCCAAGTAGGCCGGAAACTCGGCAAAACGCACCAGAACACGCTGGTGTTCTTCAAGGGTGATCCACAAACGATCAGGTCCACGTTCCCGTCCGACATTGAGTTCGGCGACCCTGGCGAGGAAATGGTTTTATGACGGATTTGAATGAACAGCCAGGCCCGGTTCCCCAGACGCCGGAACCCGATCAGCCCCCATGCAGTGGGCCAGAGGCATCCGCTACGGCCTCCGGGAGAGGCCCGGACGGAAAACTCCTTCCTGGACACAATATTGGCCAGCGTTGGAAAAAGGGTTGCCCGTCGCCAAACCCTACCGGCAGGGCCTCCGCTCATCACCTGACGCAGCGACTGAAAGAGTTGCTGGAGGCAAACGACGGAGTACTCGCCGAAGCTTTTGTCAGGGTGTTTTTAGAAAAGGCACTCAAGGGCGACCACCGATTTGCGATTGAAGTCCTTAACCGCATGGAGGGCAAGGTTCCCGATAAGGTTGAGGATATCACGCCGCGCATGACGCCCAAACAGGCAGCCGAGGAACTGAAGCGAACCTACGAACAAAAGCGAGGAATCGGCAAGGAGGGAAACGCAAGCTAAACGTGAGCCATATCACCTTCGCCGCATGGAAGGGTGCTCGTGCTGACTTTCGACGAGTATTCCATTGCCCAGGGCTACGCAACCGACCAGCCCATGATGATCATGCCGTTTCACGAAACGATCATGGATGCTCTGGTCGATGCGCTTTTGGGGGAACTTCCGTACGGCAAGGAAAACGTCATGATTCTCATGCCGCCTCGGCACGGCAAGACGCGAATCGTCCGCAATTTCGTGGAATATGGCCTGGGTGTCTTTCCTGACGCGGAGTTCATCTACACCGGCTATGCCTCGCACATCGCGACGGCCCAGACGGGGCAAATGCTTCTCAACGTGTCCTCGCGGTGGTATCGGTCCCTGTGTCCCGACGTGCATTTACTCAAGCAAACCAACGACCGTTTCACTACGACGGCGGGTGGGGTCGTGTACGGAGTAGGAATTGGCGGCTCGATTACCGGCTTCGGCGCCGGCAAGAAACGCGATGGGTTTGGCGGCGCGATCGTCATTGACGACCCACTGAAATCCGAGGATGTCCGCAGCGAAGTGACGATGCAGGATTGCCGGGAATGGTATACGCGAACGCTTCAGCGACGAAAGAACTCCGCGAGAACGTCCATCATTTTGATCATGCAGCGTTTGCACCCGAATGACCTGGCCGGCTACCTGCTGGACACCGAGCCGGAAAAGTGGCACGTTGTCAAGATTCCCGTGATGAATGATGACGGGACGACGATCTGGCCCGAGACGTTTTCGGCAGAAAACTACCACCATCTCAAGCGTGTGGATCCCGTGACGGCTTCGACGCAGTACGACCAGGACGCCGTTATGCCGGGCGGGAACGTTATCAAGCGGGACTGGTGGACGTTCTACGATGCCGCCACGTACGACGTGGCAAAGATGGGCGGCTACGTGTTCATTACGGCGGACACCGCCATGAAGGCCGGCGACCACAACGACTACAGCAGCATCGCCGTCTGGAACGGGACGGGCCGCTACCTGGACCGCCTGGACTGCATTCGCGGCAAATGGACGTTCCCTGACCTGGTGACGAACGTCAAGCGGTTTTGGGAGTTCTGGAACAGGGTTCACGATTGCCAGATGGTCTACATCGAGGACAAGGCCAGCGGGACGCCCCTTGGCCAACTGTTTGCATCGCAGGACATCCCGACGCGGCTGTGGAAGCCGCAGGACTATAGTTTTCCAGCGGATAAACTCGGAAGGGCAAAGCAATCTACATGGTTCATCGAGGGCGGGCGCGTGCGGTTGCCCGACGACAACCCGCACTGGATGGAGTCGTTCATTTTGGAGTGTGCGAAGTTTACCGGAAAGGAAACGGACACCGATGACCAGGTGGACGAATTGACGATGGCAATTTCGATTTGGCGCCGCAAAGGCGGGGCGGAAGATTTGACGGTGCTGACTGATCCCCGTGCATAAAAACGGTGCATAATTTCGTGGCTGGTTTTTGTCTGCGTGATTCCACGAAAATCCCGGATAATAGAAATAGCGAAAGGATGTGACGGGCTTCTCAGACAGCAAGAAAACTACGGCAGCATGTCGCGCAACTTCAGAAGCAAATTGAGAAGTTGAGCGGATATACATCTGACCAGAAAATTCAAAACGCCATGCTTCGGGGCGAGCACGGCGGAAACGTCGTTCCGCAGGACAGGGGAAGTTGGCAGTCCCCAGCGCCACTCACCAGCAATCCGTGGAATCTCCCGGATTACTGGGAACGTTGGCGTCGGTTCGTCAATATGTACATGACCTCGTGGGAAGCCCGCAAGATCGTGGACATCCCCGTGAACGATGCCTTCCGGTTGCCATTCAAACTTCTGGGTATTTCGGACCAAGACGCCAAGGTTCTGATGAAGATGTACAGCGACCTGGACGTCGAGAAACAGTTTCGCCGGGCCTACAAACAGCAGCGACTCCTGGGCGGGTGCTGTCTGTACATGGGGATCGCCGACGCCATACAACAGGGCGATTCTCCCGAGGACGCCGTTCGCATTGAACGCATCGACCGGAAGCGCGGCGCGATCGAGTTTGTCAATCTGGTGGACATCAACGAAATCACCGCCAATCGGACCTCGTTCGACCCGCTGGAAAAAGATTTCAGTAAGACCGACTCCTACTTCATCCGGGGCCGCCGCGTACACCGGTCGCGCCTGATCGTCATGGACGGCGAGAACATCGCCGACTGGAGAAACATGGTCCTTCTCCACCCGAACGGGACCATGCCCAACCCCGCCGGGTTTTCCGAGAGCATCCTGACGCCTCTGTATGACATCTGGGTTCGTGTTACAGGAACGCAGGAGGGCGCGTATCACCTGGTCAACATGGCCTCGGTGTTGCTGGCCACGTGCCAGGAACTCAAGGGCCTGTCGGCCACGAAGGCCGGCGAAAAGGCGCTGGCCAAGATGCAGGAGCTTGTGAACTCCATCAGCATGTACCGTGGGGCCATTCTCGACGGCGACGCGCAGATCACCCAGCATTCGGCCAGTTTTGGCAGCGTGCCCGAATTGCTGATGGTGTTCCTGCAAATCCTTTCCGCCGCGTCTGACATCCCAGCCGTACGGTTCCTCGGTCAGGCCCCCGGCGGCCTGAACGCCACGGGAATTTCCGACCTGGAGACGCACTATAACTTCATCGCGCAGTGGCAGAATTCGGCGATCAAGCCAAATTTGTTGAAGTTTTTCGATGTCGCAGGCGTGTGCGCGTTCGGTCGCGACCTGTGGTCGAAGATGCGTCGCGAGTTCAACATCGAGTTTCCGCCGTTATGGAGCCTTCGCGAGACTGACAAGGCCGCGCTGGCCGTCACGTGGATCAACGCCTACTCGCCGTTATGGGAGAAGGGCGCCATGTGCACGGAAGCGTTCTCGCAGGAATTGAAGGCCCGTGGCGTGTTCATGACCGACGTGGATTTGCTTGACGCCGTGGAGGCGACCCGCGAAGACCTGGAGCATGGCCGGAACGACGACGCGCCCATCGACGCTGACGGCGAACTGGCCACGCTGTCGAAATTGTCTGGCCCGATTTCCGGCAGCCGAAGCCGTGTCCACAACGCCAGGTTCGACGAGTCAAAAATAGACCGCGACGAGGATGGGAAGTTTTCATCCGGTGGCGGTGGTGGCGGTGCGTCTGGCGACGGTGCTGCGCCAGCAGGAGAAAGAGAACAGGGTAACGCGGGGTCGCTTGATGTTGGGGCAAAGAATAAGACGTTTGAAAGCATTAGCGATCTTTTCGATGTGGCAACAGAAGGTGACGTGAATGGAAAGCGGCACACATATTACGGAACAGTCGACAGTGAAAATCCCGTCGATGAAGAAAATGCCAAATTCATACAGAAAGAAAAAGCGAGGCGTTGACGTCATCGTCTACGAGGTGAAATCTGGCGGGAACATGGTCATCATCGAGAATTATCGAAGCGGAAACGATGAACTCGCCTTCAAGACGATGTGGAAGAAAAAAGCAGAGCCGACCGAATAGGTCGATTCGCAGGCCGTTGAATTACACGTCCGAAACGGGCCGTGCGAACACGGCGATTCAATGCCTTGCGAAACCAACCTACTCAATCGGCTTCTATAAGAATTATCGGCTACAACCCGGAAAAAATCAAGCGTGAGTGATGAAAAATGATCATGTTTTCTCCGCTATATCCGCAGAAGAAGCCAACCCGAAAGGGCCGTGACAAACGGCTGTCTCGGGCGCCGGGTCCGCCTCGTCTGCGGAGGCAAATCGAAAAGGAACTTCGCGACGCCACGAACGCCTTGCAGGCCGAGGCGTCTTACATTGCCATGCGGCCCGACCTTTCGCCAGCACAGAAGGCGGAAGCCCTGAACCAGTTGATGGCGGCGGCGTCCGAAAGGTTCAATGCCCTGGGCGACCGGCTGGCCGCGACCATGGTGAGCGCGACAGACGCCGCCGGGCGGAGGCATTACACCGAGCAGCTTCGCCGTGCGATGGGCGTGGACGTGTCGGTTATTTTTGACACGCCGGCCATGCGGCAGACGCTCGAAACGGCGGCATTTGGCGCGTCCAGCCTCATCAAGACGATCCCACAGGATCAGATCGGGCGCGTGACGCAGGCGCTCATCGCGTCGCTTCAACAGAAGCCCATGCCCGGAGGAGGTTCGCTGGTGGACGAAATCCACCGCATCGGCGGTATTTCCCGCCGGCGTGCGGTTTTCATCGCGAGGGACCAGTACCACAAGGTCAAGAGCGACATCGACCAGGCACAGCAGGAAGAAATCGGCGTCGAAGAATACATCTGGCGAAACTCCCGCGACCAGCGCGTGGTGGGAAATCCATCGGGCCTGTACCCGGAAGGAAACAAGATGCACGGAGACCACTGGAGCCGCGAGGGAAAGAAGTTCCGATGGGACAAGGCTCCGCATGACGGTCATCCGGGAAAAGCTCCCGGCTGCCGGTGTTACGCCGAGGCCGTATTGAATGTGGAACGTATTTTGAAACTTGCCCGAGCAGCATGAAAATTATTTTTCTGAATGGAAAAATGAAAACACGGTGATAATAGAAGTAGACAACTGAATACGCGAGGCGCCCGGGCGTAATTAACCCAGGTGAATCCAAAGGAAACAAAGGCTTGTTGGAGCCAACACTCCAGCAGGCCTTTTTCTTTTTGGGCCTCACGTATTCGGTTGCCTGAATCGCTGGATGGAGCAGCGGTAGCTCGCGTGTCTAGCTTGGCACGAGGTCGCCGGTTCGACTCCGGCTCCAGCTATCCCCTGCGGGGAGGCTACAAAAGCCAGCCACGCGGCGGGCGGAGTAACTAAGGCTCAAACGTTCCGAATCGAAAACTCGAACGGCTGGCGAATCGACGAAGACAACATGCTTCGCGTGACCGTCCGCATTGCACGTGAAGGCGTGTATCCGTACGACCGCAGCGAGTTCGGCGACGATCTGAATGAGTCGCTGGCAGGCAAGCAAACCATTCGACTGAAAATCTCCGCCTCCGAATTCACTCCAGAATCATTGGCCACGCTGGAAGGCAAGCCGGTCATCATCGGCACGCCGGGCGCGGACAGTCAGCACGTCTGGCAGGACGCCAGGATCACGCCGGAAAACACCGTCGGGTCGGTCGCCGGAACGCCACGACGTGAGGGCGACGACATCATCGCCGACTTCATCATCACCGACGCCGACACCATCGAAAAGATCAAAAACGGCGAACTCTGCGAGGTTTCCGCCGCCTACCGGTCCGTCATCGACGAGGCCGCGCCGGCGTTTTCGACGAACAACCGTTCGACGGCACGCAGCGTCAACTGCGCTACAACCATGTTCTCTTACTCCCCGAAGGCGGGGGCCGATGCGGGCCGGATGTCCGCATTCTGAACGCCCACTGCGTGGGGGCTGATGAAGACCCCTGCGGGGGGGCTAACCCAAACCCCGACGATGGGGATGGAGAAAGCACCATGCCACAGGAATCCAAGCACGAAGTGAAAATCGGCAATCAAACATACCGATTTTCCAACGCGGAGAACGCCGAGGAGGCAGCCCGCATGAGGAATGACGCCGGACAGGACTCCGAATCTCGCGTCAAGACCATGAACGAGGAAAACACCGCGCTGAAGGCGACGGTCGCGTCGCTCGAGAAAGCGAACGCGGAGCACGAGCGGGTGAACAAGGAACTCGCCGCCAAGATTGCCGAGCTTGAGGCGGAAGTCAACGACGAGGACGACGACGAGGAGGACTTCCAGGAGCGGCTTGCAGACGAGAAAGACTTGGAGGCCGTCGTCGAGAACGCCAGCGATGACGAGAAGGCGGAAATCGAAAAGGCCGATGAGGCAAGCCACAAGAAGATGGGCGACGCGAAGTTCATTCCGGTCAAAACCCGGAAGCGTAACGCCGCCGTCGCCATCATGAATTCCCGCTACAAGCAGGACATTTCCGGTGCATCCGACGACACGATTGCCGGCGTGTTCAAAACGCTTGCCACCCAGGCCCGCACCCCTGGCCATTCTGGCGAGCAGACCCACGTTCCCGTGCACCAGAAGATGCAGAACTCCGGCGGCGGTGCAGGCCGTCGATTCTGCGATGACTAACCCTCAACGAAAACTCCCCAGGAGAATGAAATGGCAACACAGGAAGCATATCTCGGAACTGTCGGCGGGTTCGTCCAGCAGACGTACCCCAACCAGCACGGCACGTGGCTGCCGGGCGACATCATGCACGGGACCGACACGAATCTGATTGATTCGGTGACGGTCGCCGAAACCAACGGCGTGAACGCCGGGCAATTCGTTACGAAGGCGTTCATGTCCACGCCCCTTCGCGAAGGCGTAAACAACATCAGAGTGAGCTTACCCACGGCCACATCGACCGCCATCTACGGCATGGTCATAGTGAACCGCGTCATGGCGTCCCGCAACGACGGAACGCCGTACGCCCCGCTGAACACGATGGCCAACGTTCTGCGGTTCGACCGCGCGGGCGGGCGCGGCGTGACGCTGGCGTACGACACGATTGCCGCTGGCGATCCGGTGTACGTCGTCCGCGCCAACGCGGTGACGGGAAACACCCGTCCCATCGGCAGCGTGACCAACGCCGCGATCACGGACGGAACCAACACCGACACCCTCGCGATCCCCGGCGCCGTGTTCGTGGCCAACGCGGTTGCGGGCAAACCCGCAGAGTTCGAGGCGCGGGTCCAGTAGACAACTACGTGGGGTCTAATAAAAACCCACGCCGGTAGCAACAACAACGAAAGGGAACCAACATGCCTACCTCAAATACATACGGCTCTCAAGCAGTAAACGCGATGAGTTTCGCCATCGACATCCGGACGGCCGTCGCGTCACAGATGATGGATGTGAAGTATCCGCAGTATCTCTGGCGAAAAGTCATCAACCCCGATCAGCGCCTCACCGGCATTGATCCGGGCGCCGTGAACTTCGCCCAGCCCGTCCGCGACACGCGGGGCGCGGCGGCGTTCCAGGCTGCGCTTCCGGGCGACAACGTACCCACGGTCGGGATGAGCATCAATAATATCCTGACGCCGCTGGCCGTGTCGAACTCCTCCTACGTCATCAGCGACGAGGACGCCCGGCAATACCGGCACGCCCACCGGACGAGCATCGTTTCGGACTTGTCCAAGGCGATGCGAAGGGCGTTCGAGAATCTCACCGAGGCGTCGTTCTTCTGGGGCGACCCGAACGTGAGTTTTCAGCCCTGGCTGGACTACCCCGACCTTCCCACATCCATGGTGGCGGTCGGCGCGGGCGGATCCACGTTATGGGCGAACAAGACGGGCTTGGAGATCGTCACCGATGTCCAGGAAGCGATGCTCGGCATGTGGACCGGCAGCAACACGTTGTTCATGCCCAACCGAATTTTCCTTCCTCCCAAGCAGTACGGGATCATTCAGGGCACCGTGCTGGCTATCGGGAACTCCCCGATTGCCGTCTCGGCACTGAAATACCTGAAGGAAAACAACATCTACACCGACCAGACCGGAGAGCCGCTGGAGGTAATCCCGATTCGATACCTCGTCGGCTCAGGCTCCGGCGGAACCGACCGCATGGCTCTCCAGGACACCAACCGGGAATACCAGGTCGTCCCGTTCCCGCTGGACGTGTACTTCAAACCGCCGATCCCGACCAAGCGCGGAGCCGAGACGGTCGGCGAGATGAAGCACGGCAGCCTTCAGGTGTACCAGCAGGGCAGCCTTGTGTACTTCGACGGAATCTAGCCACTGCGTGGCGGCTGTAACAAGACCGCCGAGAAACGACTGAACCAAGTCCCCGTCGTCGGCCACCGCGCCCGCGACGGCGGATTCAGAACAAAAGGACAATCAAATGGCACAACTGAGAGACAAAGAAACATCGGACGTGGCGGATGCTCCGGCTTCGGCTGGCGCTCCGACGCCGGCGCCGACTCCGAACGCGATAGAAGGAAATCCGCCTGTGGCACCGTCAAAGTCCCCGTCGTCGGCCACCGCGCCCGCGACGGCCTCTGCGGCGAGCGTATCGCTGGTGAACAACACGACCAGGCCGTACTGGCTGAACTTGCGAAGGCCTCTGGGGCAGAACGAATCGTTCAAAGGTGAAATCTCGTTCGTCGTTCTGGAACCGGGCGTTCCGACACGTGTTTCGGCGGAGGACTACGCGTTCCTCAAGAAGAATCCCGTGTTCGTCGGCATGATGGACTCTGGCGCCGTTCGCGAGGGAACGCTCGCCATCGTCCCGTCCATGAAATCCGCCACCCGGCTTCGAAAGCCCACGGAGTTCGGCATTCCGATGCCAATGGTCGGAAATCAAGAGCATGTCGGCAGAGCGGTGGCCACGGTGAGCAGGTTCGAGACCACGACGAGCACAGCCGCGGAGTAAGCCACTGCGTGTCGGCTAATGGGATCATCCGATGGTGACGTACGCCCAGTTCATTGCGTTGTTTCCTGAATTCGCCGACATCCCGGACGCGGCGACTTCGGAAACCGTCATCACGGCGGCTCTTGGCGTGGAAGACGCGAGTGTGAGCGATTGTGCGTTCGGACCGAATACAAGCCCGTTACGGGACCGCGTGGTGATGCTTCGGGCGGCCCACTGGCTGGCGCTTCGGTACAAGATCAACGTGGACGGAATGTTGAGTCAGCAGTCCACCGGCGTTGTGACGAGCATGTCGGCCAGCACGGGCGGATTGTCCAAGAGCATGGCACAGAACGCGATGGTCACAGGTAATAACCCGTTCAAGGCGTACTGGTCCAAGACGAACTACGGGCTCGAGTATTTGATGATTCTGTCCGAAACGATTGCCCCTGGAAGGGTGGCGGGATTCCCCTCATAATGCAAGCCGAAGCCAAAATCGAGCACAGCAACATCGGATGGGATAAAACCCTCCGAACTCTGTTGTCGTCGGTTGGCGACATGGAGGTGGCTGTCGGCTTCCCGATGAACGCTGAGGGGCTCACGACGCCCACCTACCCCAGCAATGCCAGCATTCTCGAAGTGGCGAGATGGAACAACTTCGGAACTGTACGATGTGTTCCGCCGCGTCCGTTCATGCAGCAGTCTATCCCGAAGATCAAGGAAGGCGTCAAAGCGGTCAGCGAAGGGTTTTCACGCGACCGAAAATCGAGCGTAAAGCCGCTGTCCCGTGACGGGGCAATGATCATCCTCAAAGAACTCGGTCTGATGGGCGAGGACGCCATTCGACACACGATAGCCTACGGCGATTTCGTCCCGAACTCTCCGAGAACGATCCGGCGAAAGCGAAGCAACAAACCGTTAATCGACACGCAGCATATGCGGCAGGGCGTCACGTACGTCATCCGGGAGGCGCGAGTATGACGGGCCTTCCGATGGATTTCAGCGACGTTCTGAGTGAGTTCGACTCGCCCGCTCCGGTGGTGGCATACGAAACGACAGGCTCGCGCGAAGCAAACGCTGGCTGGAGGGAATCTCCCCAGGGCGCGGACCGTGCAATCAACGCCATTGTGCTGAACCTGTCGGCGGAAGAGTTGGAGTTGCTGAACCCAACGGCCCCCGGCGAATTTATGAAGGGCGGCATCGCGATTACGACGGCGGACACGCTGTACTTTCGCGGGCCCAACAGCACGGGCGTCGAATCGACGCAGAGCTACGTCAAGTATCAAGGTTTCACCTGGCGCGTGATCGGGTTCGGGCTTTCGACGGCCCCCAACGCCAGTTTCAACGTGTACAACGCAATCAGGATGACTTCCCTTGGTTCCACAGTCGGCAACAACCCTTAACGAGATCGAGGAAAGCCTCGTCACGTACGTGCAGAACGTCACGGGATGGCCCGTGGTGAACATGCGCAATCCAGGGCCAATGCCGCCCGAGGGAACCCCGTATATTTCGTTCTGTCTGTCTGAGCAGGACGGGCGGGAGCATCCATACGCCGAAACCATCGAGAACCCGGACGGCTCGTTCACGGAAACGCTGGTGGATCCCGCCGTGATTTCATTGCGGATGCAGGCGACAGGTGACGGGGCCTACAGCGCCCTCAACCTCATTCGGCTGCTCATTCGTTCGGCGGCGAGGCCACTGGACCTGTTGGCGAACAGGAAGATCGGCCTCGGTGGATTTTCAAGCGTTCAGACGATTCCCAATGTCGTCAACGGCGAGGTGGTTCCAGTCGCGGCGGCGACGTTCATGTTTAACGCTCTGCTCGTGGCGTCGGCGACGGTGGACGCAATCGAGAAACTTTCAGTGACGATTACGCCAGATGGCGACGCGACACAGGACAGCACGTTTACCGTGCCGGAAGACCCTTACGACCCCGACGAAGGTGAAAAACTTCCCGCAGGATTCCAGCGATTGGAATACATGCTGTTCCTGCGGTCGCCGAGTTTGTTCATGACGGATATCGTCCTCGACGACGATACCGGAGTTTGGGTGGATTATAGTCCAAGGCTGGATATTCCTTACGTGATTCCACAGCCGTATTTCGGCGTGGCGTTTGGCGCGTCGTCGAATACGGCGGGACAGGCGCAATCCTTTTCGGTTGCGCGGCAATATCCGATTGTGAATCAGAATGGGTTCATGTATTGGGGTTGGCGGTATATTTCCATCGCGAACATTCCCGTGGACAACCAGCGCCACCAGCACGCGGTCAACTGGATCGGGAGCAATACCGTCGATTGGGACGACGTCGCCAAGGCGACGATTCCGAGCACACCAGGCAACTATGTGAGTTTCCCGCTGACCATCGGCGGATCGAACTATTCACCGACGTACTCCAACTTTTTCCTGTTTTCCGGCGAAATCTATTGCCTCAAGGTCAGCCGTGGCGACCAGATCGTCCGCGATTTCGTCCCATGCTTGGATAACAACGGTGTTCTGTGCTGGTATTGCCTGCTGACAGGATACATAGCCCGCCGTAAGGAATTTTCCGGCGCGACGTGGCCGGATCCAGGGCCGGTTATTCCGGCTTTGAACGAGACAGACGCAATTTTAACCGTGCCCGAAGGGCAGGGAGCGTAACCTATGAAAATCCCGACAGCGTTTCCCCGCGACATCGACGTAAATATCCAGATTCAGGTGGCCCAGATCGAATTGGCCACGGATATGAGTTTGTTGTGCATCCTCACGCCCAACGCGGTGCCATCGGTGGATACGCCGTGGCAGCCGTCGTCGCGTGTGAAGTTGTACTCGAACATCAACGATTTCGTGAAGGACTTCCCGCCGCTTCCGGAGAACGGAGACCCTACCGACCCGACGTACAATATGTACATGGCGGGCGTGGCGTTCTTCGGCCAGCCTCTTCGTCCGCAATACCTCGCGGTCGGGCGCGTGTTCACGCAGTCGCAAACCGCCAACGATCCTTCGATTCCGCCCGCTGGCGCAACGTGGACGAGCGACGCCTACACGTTTACCGACTTCCCGACCGAAATTGCGAATACGGCCCAATTCATCAAAAATATGGGAACGTTCGCGTTCGCGTGGGCATTGGACCGGTCGTACCGCGACTTGAGCCAGCAGATTGACCTTTCGACATACTGCCAGGCGAACGCCTATCGGGCGGCGGCGTTCCTGTGCACGAACGCGGCTTCGGCCACGCAGGCCGTAGGTTCGGGCGGCGAGAGCAACATCGGCTATACGGTGTTTAATCTTGGTAACTTCGCGACGGATGTGTTCTATCATGATGATCCGCAGTTCTACCCGGAAGTGTCCTACGCGACCATTGCCTTGAGCGTCAACTACAGCCTGCCGGGCAACATCCTTACCATGAAGTTCAAGGATTTGCCGGGTATTCCGCCGGTGGGCACTGTGGTCAACTTCGATCAGACGTCCCTCCAGAACGTGCTGGCCAAGAACATCAACACGTTTACGCTGGTGGGCAACAGCACACGAACCGTCCGTGAGGGCACGCAGGCCGCGTTCAACTGGTTTACCGACATGTACATCGGCCTCGCGAATTTCAACGAAAATTTGCAAGTCGAGTTATTCAATGTGTTCCTCCAGAACCGGGTAGTGCCGTACACGACGCAGGGGCAGATGCTCTTGGTTGCGGCGGCGCAGCGGTCCTGCCAGCGGTACGTTGCGAACGGCCTGTTCGCCGACCGGATCGTGTCCGACCCATCCTCCGTTGGCGGGGCGCGCGTTGAGGAAGCGACGCAGGTTATCCCCACGCCTATCGAACAGATGAGCCAGGCGGACCGTGCCTCGCGCACAGGCCCTCCGATCCAGATTACGGTTTACCTCGCGGGTGCGATTCACCGCGTCAACGTGTTCGTCAACGCCGTCCAATAACGAGGTGCAATAATGTCAAGATTTTTCCCCACGTTCGCATACAGCCAGGAAACAACAACCCTCATTGTGGGTGGCATTCCCATCGTGGGATTCATGGACGGATCGTCGATCACGGTAACGTACGACGGTGGCGAAGTGTCCAAGACCGAGGGCACTGACGGCCCGGCGGTGAACATGGCCACCAGGCAGGGCGGGACGATTACGTTCACTTTGCAGGAGGTTTCTCCCTCGCACACAGCCCTCGACGCGGCCCGCAATTTAATGCGCTTCACACGTGTGGGCGTGCCTGTTGTGTTGTCCACCGGCGCTGGGCTGGTGTACACGCTGACGGGTGCGGTGCTGTCGAATCCGGGCCAGTTGGCCACCGGCGGTAAAACGCAGGGCGGCATTCAATACACCATCACGGGCACGGATATTACGCGGGTAACGTTGCCCGTTCCGAACCCGGCGGCGCTGTAATATAAGGAGCTTCGCATGGCACGCGAACAATTGATTGATTTTCATGTCAATGGCCGAATGTACAAACTGTACCGGATGCCGCCGGTAGAGGCTTGTACGTTTGGTATGGAATTGGCGGGAGCATTGCTCCCCTCCGTTTCGGCGGTGATTTCAAATGGCAACGCTTCGGTGGCCAGCATCATTGAATCGCTTGGCAAGTCTGGGTTGGACATCGCTACGCTGAACAAGGCCATTGTCAAGGCACGGCCTTTCCTGACGTTCGAGGACGGTTCTCGCGGCGACAACGCGGCCATGTTCAATAAGTGGTTCACAGAGCATCCCGAAGACCTCTACTCGGTGAGTTTGTTGTCGGTGTGGCATTCCGTAGCGGATTTTATGCCGCCTTTGCTGCGCACAGTCGTCGAAAGTTACCGCTCCAGCGTGGCAAAGGCTTCTCAATCGACATCCCAGACGGGTTCAGTGTAGCGGCCTTCTTTGCAAAGATTTGCAAACCAGGAATTTTCAGTTATTCGGATATCGTAATGGGCCGCGTAACATTACGGCAATGTCTGGACGCGGCGTTGATCGTGGACTGGAACGACTATCGTGAACACCAGATAGAGGAAAAGGCCCGTGCCGACCGTCATTGACGAACTTATAATCAAGATTGCCCTCTTGGAGGACGCCAACGCAAAGCGCGTGTTGGCGAGATTCACGGGGCAATTTGCCGTCGTCACTGATTCGATAACGAACCTCATTTCCAAAATTCGCGGTATTGGCAGCGCGATGATGGATTCGGGCAATTATGCCCTGACTCTTACACAAGCCGCTGACAGAGCGAAAGTCACGGCGCAGGAAATCCAGCGGCTTCGCAACGCCATGATCGCCACGGGTACGTCCACGGCGATTGCGGAGCAACAGGCCGTTGCGTACTTCACCAGCCTGGCCGATTCGGGTCTCGACGCGGGCGAAGCCGTCAGGATTTTTTCTGACAACCTTCGCGACTTGAACGACATCCAACTGGCGACGATGCAAGCCGCTAAAATGCCCGGCGGTGCTGGCCCCGACGCGGTGAGGGCATTGGCGCTTGGCTATGAGGAATGGAACCGGATTGGGGCAGAGGGTCTTGTCGAAACCGACGATCAGTTGCGGGAAGTTGCTGAACAACAGACAAAGCTCAACGAGCAGAACAACGAAATCGCCAATTCGTGGCGTGAGATTCAGACTGTCATTTTACCTGCCTTGGTGAAGATCACGGCGGGCATGGCCGAATGGATCAAGCTGAACAAGGAATGGATAGCGACGGGGATTCAGACTGTCGCTGAAGGCGTTGCGGCGGCGTTTGAATGGATTGGTAGAACATTGGGTCCGGTTGTCGATTGGTTCGGAAAGCTGGTGACGAATACCGCCGCGTGGGTTCGTGAGTTGCTCGGTGCGAATCAGGCAATGGCGAATCTTGGCATCGGTGGCAACATGCAACTGGGTGGCGACCCCGACAGCCAAACTGCGCCGGGCAGCGTCCGCCGGCTAAACATCAATGGTCAGGGTGGGAACTTCTGGACAGAACCCATCGGCGGAAATGTAATGGGGATCAATGCAAAAGACGTAGCGTTGGGAGCAGGCACAGTTGTGGCGTCGGCTTTTGCGCCAGAACTTGCCAGCTTGGCTTTAAACCCCGCTGTTGCGCCTGTCGCTGGTGGAATTCTTGGCGCGTACGAAATTGATAGACAATCAAGGCAAAGCCTTCAAGCCAATCTTGACCGTAATACGTACGGCGACAGGATTTTCAGTGCGTTAAACGCGGCACGAATGCAGGTTCAGACGCCCGAGGAAGCGCAACAAGTTATCGACGCCGTAAATGAGGAGATTGGCAGGCTTCGGGCAATTCAAAACAAAGGGTTGTTCGAGGAAGGCAACGCGACGAATCTGGGATGGGTTGACCGAAACATCAACCCATTTACCGCATGGACGGCGCAAGAGGACTTCGTAGCGGCCAGTCAGAAAATTGAAGCGGACATCGGGCAACTGTACAAAATTTATTTCGCTATGCAGGATGTTGTGAATGGAGGGAGTCGGGAACACATAGAAGAATGGGACCGGCAACAGCGAAACCCGATGTTTTTTGGCGGATTTAATCCGAATTTAGACAACTTCGATTACAGGGAACTACCGCAACAGAATTTCGGGCCGCAAACGGTTGAGATCAACCAGAACTTTTTCGGAAACACGGACCCCGATCAGGTATACACCGCTTCGGAGCGAGGCGTACAAGAGGCCTTTTCGACAAGGTGAGCCATGATACCGCGAGGCATTCTAATTCAATTTGTCGAAACGAATTCGGACGGTCAGAAATTTACCGTTCTTGTCCGAATGCCCGGCCTTGCCTGCAAGAGCGAACAACACAAACGGCAAACTAACGTTACCGAACACACACTGGAAGATGGCTCGATGGTTTCGGATCACGCCATTCTGGAACCGATCCGGCTTTCGCTGGAATACCACGGTCCGAACATGTTCACCGTGGACGAAACATTACCAGCACGATTTCAGAGACAGACGCAGTACCAAACCATCAGCGCCTATGACACGTTAAACGAAATCTGGCGGCAACGTGAACCGTTTTCGATAGTGACCGAGCATGAAGTTTACGACAACATGCTCATCGAAAGCCTGACGGAATTGCATGAAGCCCCGAATCGTGGCGCTGTGAATTTCAGTATTGAGTTGAAGCAGATTAACTATGCCACGATCCAGCGCGGCTCGGTTCCTGAATCGCAACTGGCAGACGGAGTAAACAAGAGCGGAGCGACCCAGGTTGAAACCGGAGCGGGCCAGCCTATTCCCCTGACAACCCAATCCTCAACGATTCAGGGCCGGGCGTTTCAGGCTCTTACCGGGCAATCGTTGACGAATACCACCAATATTTTGTCGCTTCCGCAAACGCAGACGTTTGAGTTTGCCAACGCGGTTCAACGAGCGACGCATTCTGCGGTGCAACAGGCCGTGCGGGGGGTGGCCTGATGATTGTCCTTCCGATCACAAACGACGGATCGGCCAGGCGGGTATTCACATTGCCCAGCGTTGGCGTTTACAGCTTTCGGACTTATTTCGATCCACACTCGAACGTTTGGCTTTGCGACATCGCGGACGGCGACGGCAACGGCGTGGCCACTGGCGTTCGGCTGGTAGCGGGAACGAACAACCTCATCAAAGGGCTAGGGAGTACGCCGTTCGATGGTTGCGGCCTGTTCGTGGTAACGCCGGAATACGACGACAGTGAACGAGGCCCGGAAGTCTGGTCGAATCCGGCCTACCTGGTATTCGGAACGGCGGAGGAAATGCCGGTTCTGACAATCCCCGACCCGATGCTTGTGCCATTGGGCGGCGTGTTCGAGGACATTACCGACATCCTGCGCGGGATCATCAGGGCCACCGACGCGGTGTTGGCGAAGAAGTCGTGGCTGGATATTGCGTTGCGTAGATCGCTTCCAGACTTGCCGACTATAGAATGGCCGGATGAGCCGGAACCGCCAGGCCCGCTTCCACCAGGATTCCTACGGTTGGAGTATATGCTGTTTTTCCGCACGCCGGCGCTGTTCGTCACCGATGTCGTCGCGGACAATCAGACGGGTGTGGCCGTCGATACGCAGATGGACGGCACGCTCACTACCGGCTACGTTGGCGCGGCGTGCGGGTCGGGTACATCGGCGACATCGTCGCTGTCCTATACACGACTGCTCGCCGTCGCGGCTGGTTCAAACTACGTCTACTGGGGCGGTCTGTACCGACTCATGACGGTATCGGGCGTTGACGGGCTGCGACACCTCGAGACGATCAACTGGCTCAACAGCCGGGCGATCACGATGGACGGCGTGTCGGTCGCCACGGCGCTGTCGGCGACGGTGACGGGATTTTCGCCGGCGCCGCTGTCGATCGGC